AGGCACTTTCGTTCTTACTCGTCTTGGGTATAACTGGTGGTGGAGTATTTGGTTATCTTTGGATCACTAATGAGGATAACCAGAAAATGCTTCAAGATAAAGCAATGGAAAAGGTAATGGGTGCTATGAAGCTACCTGGATTATCTGGCCCTGCTTTACCTACTGGATCATTAAGTCCTGCACAGCAAACGAACGAAAGACAAAGAGCAATTGGCTTGCCTAAGTTTTGATCCCTAAGATTGAGATTCCTTTTGTTGGAATAAAGCCTATTGATTTATATATTGTTACAGCTCCAACAGTCTTACCTCCAAGCGTTCCTATTAATGTTCCTATAGGATTTCCAGTGATAGAAATGCCTTGTGTTAAGGCAAGAAAGAATTTTGAAAATGATGCCCTAATAGATACTGATCCAGAGCATAATCTGATCTTGTGTTCGGGAGCTGGTGCGCCAGCATTTGATCCTATCAATTACGAACCATTAAGGATTGTTCCTATAAAAGAAGAAGAACCTCAACGATACGAAGAACCAGAAACGCCTCCAGCAGCAGAAGTACCAGAAGCAGTCCCAGAAGCTTGCCCTCCCGATGGTGCGCCTGAGATTGGGACAAAGGTAGAAGAAGGAACTAAACAAATTATCAAGTATGAATTGGTCGGAAACCGTTGTGTAACTAGATATAAAAAATTAAATGTTCAACAACAGATAATTGATGCCATACCAACAGTTCCTCAAGTCGTAAAAACTGGGGGGATAACGCTAGTCGCAACTACAGCAGCACTCAGCGCACCACTGCTTTTGAAGGCCGTCAAACCCATCATTAAACAGGTAGTTAATAAGGTAAAAAAGATATTAGGTAAGAATGTAAAACGACCAAATTTATCGCAAAAAAGAACTAATTCTTATCGGGAGAAGAGGGGTTTGCCACCTCTAAAGGAGAAGAAATAACATGTCGATGAGGTAAGACTTGACCCATTTTAGGCTTAACAACAATGTCCTCACATAAATGAAAATAAGGAGAATCTACAGCAAATTCTATTCCATCTTTTTTCAAAATTCCGCACTGTTTTAATCTGGCGATGTGCCAATCTAGCTTCTTATTTTCTATTAATTGTTGTTGATGTTCGCCTTGTAGCTTTGCATTTCTCAAACAAGTACGTTGAAATCTGCGATCAAGTGGCATTGAAAAAGTTAAACTTGCTCCAAAGTTAAGTGCAAAATTATCCTTCTGTCCTGTCCTTACGTCTTGGTAGTAAAGAATCGTACCATCATCGTTATAGACAGGGTTTTGATACCAGTATTCTTTAGGTTCAGAGTAGCTATGTGAGTCAGTTACAAAGGGAGAAAATGTTAGCATTGGCCCCTGACAAACTACTCCACCTCCGTATTGGTTTTGTATAAGATTTCCCTGTAATGTCTGGATCGCCATATTAGTTAGCGATGCTGATGTATTAGCGACTGGAGCCGCAGTTTGTGAAGTATTAGCTAACGCACTTTGACCACTAAATAATATTATTGCGAGAAGACTGAAGTAGTTTCTGTTGTACTTTCTAGTACGGTAGTACGATTGATTGTTGTCATGTTTGACAGACCAGGGCCAATGTAACTTTCTGCGTATTGAAAGGCTTCTCCTGGGTTTGCAATCGTGACGTTTGGTTTTTGTGTTAGATCTGCACCAGTCCATGTATAACTTACTCCGTTAATCGTTTGGGACGTTTGCTCTGGAGGTGGCGAAAGAGTTGTGCCATCAATAGACAAATTCGTTCCATTGATCGTATAAGTATGCCCAGTGTTGTAGTCAGTAGAGACAATAGATTCAGTAACATTTTGAGTAGTACGTGTGACTGCTGACATCGTTCCGCTAGAAAAGTTGGGAACGACTGGCACAGCTAGGGTTCGAGGTATATTTAATAATAATAATAATGGTAAATACCTCTTCATTGTTCTACTTTACGGTGACAGAACTTACGACAGATCCAGTAGCAACTGTGCCTTGCCCTCCAGCAGTAAGCGAAACAACTCCAGCACTTGTAACAGAGCCAGCGAGCGATCCTGCTACGCCTGAACTGTGCGATGTGACATCACCGAAGTTTGGAACTGCCCCTGTCGCTGGCGCACTGGTAGGAATCGCATCGCCAGTAGTTAGCGACTGAGAAAAGCTGAAACTTTCTCCTGAAGTTGCATTCTGGGTTGCAGCAATGGTTCCTGGTGCATAGACACCTGATGTAATCGTGCCAGCACTAAGCGTCCCAGCAGTTGTTCCATCGGTCACATCTACTCCAGTTCCAGAGATACTAAAAGAAGTACCAATTCTTTCAGCCTGAGTTACTGCGGCATTTACTGTAAGCTGTGCGCTCGAAGTGATGCTATGCGACAGATCTGCGTTAGCAGCAGGAGCCGCTAGGAAAAGAATCAAAAATAGTTTTTTCATTGAAGCTTACCTGTTACTGGATCAATAGGTTTTTGAGTGATGGGGTCGGTTTTAACAACCTCGGCTCCATTAATAGTTAAAGGAGTCTGTACTCTAATGATTTGTTCAGTTTGTGTTGTATTACTTTTGGCAATCATCGCCTCCATGTCTTCTTTTGTTACACCATTTCCATTCTTCTTGTCTTTAGCTGTAGCAAGGCCAAATGTCGAAAGTGCGCCTGTAAACACACTGGCAATAAAGGTCGGATCGAAGTTTTGTTTCTGGAATCCTGGGAGATCAACGTATGCAAGAGTTAAGATAAATCCACTCCAAACGACAATTCCAAGCCTCACAGCAACCCCAATCAGTGCTACCTGTTCTTCTTTGTCTGGGGTAATCTCTTCCAGTTTTCCAAGAAGACCTTTTTTCTCAGAATTGGTTTCAGGTTTCTTCTCAACCATGTAAAAAAGCAGCAAACATACCTACATTAGTCGTAAATCGTTCAAACGTAATGAAGTTCCTTTCCCAAGAGCAGAAAGAAACAATCGCCAAGGCTCATGGCCTAACAGTCGATCAGATTAATAAGCGTATTGAAATTTGGAGTTTAATCAATGATCCAGACATTTCTAAACCTGATTTAATAGCTGCCCAAAAGGAATGGATTAAGATCCAACAAGGTCATTGGGTTAATAGACATGCCTGAAATTTATGCTGCTTTAATTGGGGCTATGGTGTCAGCCTTGCTGATGGTTTTAGGAAATAGATCCTCAAAACGTCAAGGAGATGTGAGAGAAATATTTCACCGACTTAATGCTATAGACAAGGAGCTAGTCAGACTTGATTCAAGTAGACCTCGTAATTGGCGTGGGCAATAAAAAACCCTTGGTGTCCTCTACGACCCAAGGGCTAGAACAATCCGCTTCCCACAGCGTTGTTTAATGATTAAGTTTGCATCCTCCTAGTAAATTTCTATTTAACTTTAGCCAGTTCTTTTTTGTTGTTCAATAGGTAAGCTCTCTCAATCTGTCTTCTTTTTTCTAGGCAGTGTGAACAAAAACATACAATCGTTTTTGGCTCCATAATCCTGCTAACTTAGTAAGTGGCATAAACAACAAAACCTCCCCTGCTTTGCAATTCTAGGGAGGTTCTATTGGGTGTATGGGGATCACCAAGCCAAATGTAGCGGTTATATATAAGATTGTGAAGAGTGAGTCTAATTATGCGAAAACTAGCTAAACCTTTTTTACCTCTTCTTTATGCTTTTTTGCGTAGTGATGCAGGTAAAAAATTGTTACTTGACTTATTGAAAGCAGCGTCAAAACAGACTACAAATACACTTGATGATCAAGCTGTAAACTTCTTGCAGTCAAGGTTATACCCTAATTCAACTACTACATTGCAATGACTGGATACAAATCAGAATGGCTAGAAGAAGATAAGCAAAGAATGCTAGAGATGGAGCGTTTATACGTTCTTGATGGTCGCCACCTACCTGACAATCCTATGCATGGCTTATACACTGGATTAGCAGCTAAAAGGAAAGAACTAGATGGAGAACTTGGATGAACAATTCATTCTATTAGATTCCTTAATGGAACCTCCTACAATAGAGCAGGAGCTGGAGCTGGAAAAAAAGATTAGATGGTTTACTGATGGAGCTACAAAAGAACAACTAATAAAACATTGCGAAGCAATAGAAAGAAGTCAATTTCAACAAGCACAATTTATTTCTAATTGTTTAACTGAGATAGCACGATGTAAAGCAAAGATTGCTTGTATGGCAAAGGCTGAAAAGCAACCTCCACCAAATCATTGGATAAAGAAAATGTTTGGTTTATGACGGTACGAATTTTGCTTTAGATCCTGTTCCAATCCATTT